ATCCTTTAGAAGGTTTATACACAACAGACGTATATAAGAACGCTATTCAAAACGGTTTAGATTTAATGAGTCCTGCAAATGAATTATCTAAATTGTTTATGAGAGCTAAAGGTTTTACTCAAACAACTCAAACAGTTTTAAGTCCTATTACTCACGGGCGTAACGTAATGGGTAATATGATTTTAACTGTTGCTAATGGAATGATTCCTGTATCAGGATTTAAAGAAGCTGCTAAAGCTATTGACGGGACAGGCATAGCTAAAAAATTATCTGGTATGTCTAATAAAGAAATAGCAGAACAATATGCAAGATACGTTGATTTAGGTATTGTCAATAGTAATCTTGAAGCTAATATTGTAAGAAGAAACTTAAAAGCTTTTGACACTGACGCTGAGAAGTGGATTTCAAATGCTTCTGTTGTTAAGCCAGTAAAAAAATTAAATAAAAAAATAACAGACTTATATCAAGCAGAAGATGACTTTTTTAAAGTAGCACATTTTGAAAATACAAAAAACTATTTAAGACAAAGTAAAATGTTTAAAAACTTTAAACCTAACCTTAGAGATATAGACAGACAACTGACTAAAATTAGAAATAATCCAAAATTTAATAAACTATCAGAGGCTAAAGCCAGAGAGCTTGCATTAAAGAATGCAAAAGAAGAAGGGCTTGAAAGGATGGCTGCAGAAAGAACAAGAGATTTAATGCCTAACTATAATCTTGTTCCTCGTGCTATTAAAAGTTTACGTGGTATGCCTTTTGGTGACTATGTATCTTTTCCTGCAGAAATGACACGTATATCTAAAAACTTAGCTAAGTATACTTTAAAAGATTTAACTAGTGGTGATGAGGTTTTGTTTAAAGAAGGAGCTAAACGTGCTGCGGGTATAACAGCTACTGGTGTTGCAGGGGATGCGCTTGTAGATTTTTCTGCTCGTATGGTAGGATTAACAGAAGAAGATACAGATGCAGTTAATAATCTTGTTAGTTCATATGAGCATAACCAAGACCGTATATATTTAAGCGGTCTTTACGAAGATGATAGAGGGCATAAAAGAATAGATTATATTAACCTTGGTCCTATTGACCCATTTTCTTATTTAAAAGTTATGGGTCGAGGGATGCACGAACTTATTGGTAGTGGAGAGGTAGACGATACTAGGTCAGCTGAAGAGTTGCAAAGAATAGGTGCTGGTTTATTTGAGTCTGCTGCTGGACCTTTTGTTGCACCTTCTATGATTACAGAAGCGTTTATTGAAACACTGGAAGGTAAAAGAATAGAAGAAGAAGGGAAGGGTGGGTTATCTAATTTAGATTATGTTCAAGCTGCTGTTGCTCCTCTTGTAGAAGTTGCTACTCCTAAGTTTGTGGATATGATATTTAAAAGACAGGAGTACGAAAAAAGTCTTGCAAAAAATCAAGAGAAAGGTATTAATGTTGCTGTTAAACCAAACTCATTTGCCAGTTGGCCTGATGGAGAAACAGGTGATGTATTTTCTCCTGCAACTTATGGTATTAAAAAACAATCTTTAGATTTAACAGCAGGAACACGTTATGCTTTTGGAGATGTTATTAGAGATATTGAAAATGCTGATAGCAGATTTAAAAAGTTTGTAGATAAAAATCCAAACTTAACTAAAGAAGACTATCCAGAACTTATTGATTTGTATATAGGGGCAAATAATGTTAGAGTGGGCGAGCTTCAAAGACTGCGTTCTCTTACTGAAAACTACGAGCAACTTTATGGTGATATGTTTGACGACGAAGTGCAAAAAGGATTGTCATTAAAAAATCAATTTACAATTCCAGAAACTACTATGGACTATATTGCAAAGGCGCAACAAGGTGTAAATGAGCCAATACAATTTGAAAAAACAAATTTAAGATTGCAGGAAATAGGTTTGCCTGAAGAGTTATTTGAAACAACAGATAAAATTTATAACGTATATCAAGATGTAGGAATTGAATAATAATGGAATACGACAGGGAGAAACTAATTGACCTTATTATCTATCACGAGGGGCTGGAGCTTAAACCTTATAGATGTACGGCTGGGCATCTCACGATTGGAATTGGGCGTAATCTTGATGACCGTGGTATTACTGAAGACGAAGCCCGTTTTCTATGTGAGAACGATATTGAGATTGTTGAGCGAGAGCTTGTTAGAAAGTTTCCTTTTGTTGTGGGGCTTAGTGAGGTACGCATTAGGGTTCTTCTTGATATGGCTTTTAATCTTGGGATACCTCGTCTATCTGCCTTTTCAAATATGTGGGGAGCTTTGGAAGATGGAGACTACAAACAAGCAGCGGTGGAAATGCTCGACTCTCGATGGGCTAGACAGGTTGGACGACGAGCCGCCAAACTCTCACAAATGATGGAGACAGGAGAAGACGAATAATGTTACAAGGATTACTGGGGCCAATTGCAGGACTAGCTGGTACTTGGCTTGAAGGAAAACAAAAGAAAGCAGAAGCAAAGCAAAGGCTAGAGCTTGCAAAGCTAGAGGGCGCAGCTAAACATGCAGCCAGTGAATCAGCTTGGGAAGAGAAAGCTATGACTGCTTCACAGGACTCGTGGAAAGACGAGTTGTGGACGGTTTTCTTTGTGTCTATGCTATGTGCTTGTTTCTATCCACCAGCACAGCCGTACATAGCAGAAGGTTTTAGGTTTTTAAGAGAGGATTGTCCAGAGTGGTTAAGCTGGGGAATCCTCGTGTCAATCGGCGCAAGCTTTGGTGTTAAGTCAATAGGCGCATTTAAAAGGTAGGAGAAGTACAGTGGAAAATTTTGACCCTGTTGCATATAGAAATCAGTTTAAATCGGATGGTACTGGATTAGCTGGTATTGCAGATGATTCTGTAAAGCCTAAAGGAGAGGAGACAGGAACGGGAACGCTACAACCTGCTGTTCATCCGGGTCAGAAAGATTTGATAAATACAGGTGATGGACAGCAAATGCCTAACTTCTATCAACAACCCATGGGAATGATGCCGTTTGGTATGGGTGGTTTTAATCCTATGGGTATGTTTATGAATCCTTATGGTGGGTTAGGCGGCATGGCTTATAACTTTATGAATAGTTATATGCCTTTATACAGTCAAGGTGGTCAGTTTCAAGCTGGTGAATATACTAAACCAGAGCCAATAGAGCCTACACAACCTTCATTTGGTGGTATGCCTTTTTACGGAGGATTTAGTTTTTACTAAACAGCATCAATCATTTCTTGAATCATAGTCTCGAAGGTGTATTTGGGTTTCCATCCAAGCACCTTCTTTGCTTTTGAAGCATCACCTAATAGTTGGTCAACTTCTGATGGTCTGTAAAACTCAGGGTTAATATCTACAACAAGGTTATCATAATGGTCATAACCTTTTTCATTAACTCCTTCACCTTCCCAACGTATATTTATAAAGTCTATCTTTTTAAAACATAGTTCTACTAACTCACGAACAGAGTGCATCTTACCTGTAGCTAATACATAATCGTCACCGTGTTCATGCTGCACCATTTTATACATACCTTCTACATAATCTTTTGCATGTCCCCAATCACGTTGAGCATCTAAGTTACCTAGACTAATCTTATCTTTCTTTCCTGATATAACATCTGCTACGCCTTTAACAATCTTTTGTGTAACAAACTCATCACCACGCCAAGGTGATTCATGGTTAAATAAGATACCATTAGAACCATGTAGACCGTAGGCTTCACGATAATTTCTAACTGTCCAGTAAGAAAACAACTTAGCAACACCATAAGGTGAACGAGGATAGAATGGTGTTGTCTCTGTCTGTGGAACTTCTTGTACTTTGCCGTATAGTTCAGAAGTAGATGCTTGATAGAAGCGTGTTGTCTCTAGCATGTCTAGTGTACGCATACATTCTAGCAGCCTGAGAGTACCTAAACCATCAACATCGGCTGTATATTCTGGTATATCAAACGATACACGGACATGTGACTGTGCGCCTAAGTTATATACCTCGTCAAATTTATAGGTTGCGAACAGCTTCATAAGACATCCTGTGTCTGTCAAGTCTCCATAATGTAGATAAAGGTTAGGATGATTTAGAATATGCTCTATACGTCTCATATTTGCTCCAGCAGAGCGTCTTCGTAATGCATGTACATCATATCCCATATCAAGCAAAAGCTCTGCTAGGTAGCCCCCATCCTGTCCTGTGATGCCTGTTACAAATGCAGTCTTATTTGTTTTTATCTTCATTAATCCACGCCTGTATTTGTTTTCTGAATGAACGTACATCATGTAACAGCCAACACAGAGGTACGAGACATAAGGCTAGTAGTATAATTTCAATCTTCATCTTCTAATTCCTCTTCCTGAAAATCTTCTGGAAAGGTTTCCATAAGTAATTCATAAATCTTTTCTTTCCCAATAACTTGCATCGCTCCTCGTATCTCTCCCTCAAGAGAATCAATGTCATCTGAGCTTTCATCTTCGGCGTTATTACCCCTAACTCTTGACAATAGTTCAAGTGCTTTAAGCGCAGTCTGTCCGTGTCCCTGAGACTTGGCTGCCTCATATTGTTTCTCCAGTTCCTCAATGACATCAACGTCCGTAGTAAATTCACCTTCTAACTCCTTAATTCTTTCCTTAACGTCCTCACGCTGTAGTAAGTTGTATCCTTGATTATAAGCAGAGCGTTCACTATATCCTGCTGCCTCTGCTGATTTAGTAGCATTACGACTAACAACATAATGCTGACAAAACTTTTCCTGCTTCTCTTTTAGCTCTGGCATTGCGCCTCCACAAAGGTTGTGTATTCATTTTTATAGAACGACTGTTCCCATATCTGAGCTACTAAGCTATCTTTGCCATAGTATTTAATATTTAACTGAAGGTCTTTTTCTTCCCACATTCTTTCTAAGTCTTGGGCAAGTGCTAAGAGTTCACCAGTTGTAAAGAATTTTTTACCACCTGTTTCTACATGAATATACTTTGGATTACCTGACTCGTCTTTTAGTTTTCTTTCTTCCTCTGTTACATTTGGTATGCTACAATCAAAACCAAATAAGTGAATGTTGTGATAACCTAAAGTGTCTAACATTCCTATTGTTCTTGTTGCTGCTGCTGTGCCACCAGATATTAGAACTGCTCCGCTTTCTATGCCAGTTTCTTTATCAATAACTATTTTATCCTTAATTGATTCGTCACGAATACCATTTGTGAAAGCATGAAAGCCACGTATCTTATCTGTCTTACTCATAATGTGACGAGTAACAGAGGGGTCTGTCATTGAAGCAATATAGAATATAGTTTCTTCTGGTATTGTTTTAAATAGTTTAGTTCTCTTTACGCCGTGTGTGCTTATACCGTCAATAGGTCTTGGGTCTAACACAACACAAGCATCAGGAATAATATCCTGTTCGATAAGTTTTGGTAGTGCATGTTTGACACACCAAATTTTTGCTTTGTGTTTTTTCTTTACACGCTTTAAGTTTTTGAAATCTATCACACCTCCAGATACAACAACTGCGTGGTCGTCTGTAGGTTTATATTTCTTTACTAAATCATAGTTACTAATAAGCCGTATGTTTTCTTTTATGTTGCTACGTATGTAGTCACTAGAAACACAGTCTTTAGGTTTAACAATTATCGGAGTTCTAATTAGTTCTGGTGGTAATTCTTTTACTTCCTTTTTAAGAAGCACTGCTAGATGAACATGAGAACCGAAGGCTGTCATATCACCAGAGGGTAACACGTATTTGTTTCTTTCTGTAGCTTCCTTAAATGTTTTAATAATACCTGAGTGTTCCTCTGGAACTTCTTTTTCTTTGTCGTGAAAGCTATAGTAATCATCGAACACAACTACTGGTACTTGTCTAAGATATTTGTAATCACTAGATACTGTATCGTAAGAATGACCACCATCAATGTATGCAAGGTCTACGTCATTAAACTGATGAGACCCCATAGTTCTTTTTGTGTTGCCTTTATACAGAGTAAATGTAAACCCCTTGCCATTCTCTTTCATCTTCTGAGAAAATTCTCTTAATCTATTACTAACTGCATTGTATGTGTTATGTTGTTTAATGTTTAACTCAATTTTATCTGTCTCTTCTGTAGCATCTTCAAACAAATCAAAGCCACGATAATGCACAGTGTTTACATTCTCGAAAGCAGCTAGAGCCATCTCAATAGCCCTACCACCATTCCAAGTCCCTGTCTCAACAATAGAAAAAGAAGATAATCCATCACTATAACTACGAACTATATCTGCTAGTTGTTTATATCTTTTTGGTCCTTGAATATCTTTAGATACTGTATCTAACTTAGGCTTATCGTATTTTAGATTTCCTTTGTTATGTATAAAGTAATCTTTTAGAACAGAGTTTTCAAAGACTGCTAGTCCACGCACACCATCTGACAGGTTGTATGTTTTAGTTCCATGTGCTTTGTATATATTTAACAAGCGTTCAAATACAAAAGAGTCTGTCCATTCACGATAGGCTAGTACCTCATCTGTGTCATACGCACCTCTAATATCTACAAGCATAGACACTGCGTTGTGCATATCCATATTCCATCCAACAAAACCTGTTTCACTGTAGTCAATATCAATACGCCCAAGATGAACCACATCAGTATCAGCTGGTAATATTTTAGCAGCGTCCTCTGCTGTAAACTTTGTAGTCGTAATTGTGTCTGCGTCTAACCAAACTAACCAGCCTGTATTTTCTTGGTCTATAAGTTCGTAAGCTAGGTCGGTGTAAGCATACACTTTATGGCAGAACCTTACGGCATCCATTCGATAGTTGTAAGGTGCTTCTGCGTAACGTCCGTTCTTATCTTTGTTGCGAGTTATAAAGTCTTGTCTGGCTTTTAGTTTATCTAAGTCTCTGTACTCAATAAAGCTTGCCTCTGGTGCGTCTGGTTTCTCAGAACCAAAGCCATCATAATACACGACCAATCTAAAGTCATCTGGATTCCAGTTATCTACAACTGACTCTAGCATTTGCTTTGCATACAAATCAAAATGCTCCTTGTTAAAAGCTGTTACAAAAGTATATTTACTCATCCAAGTGACTCCATTAATTTTTCTGTATATATTTTATCTTGGAATAGTTTCCATTCAAAGGAATACTCCTCGTCTATTTTTCTTTTAGCTTCCCATTTATCAAACCAAGGACCACCTGTGGTGAAGTGTACGTTCTTTGCTTCTATGTTTGCAGGACTGTGTCCGTCCAGCCAGTTCCACTCTTCGTGTATAGAACCTATCTCATCGTCATCTAGCCAAGCCAGCCTGTGCAGCCAACCCCCTGTCTTTAAATTTATGTCATCAACTGTAAGTTGTTTTGTCTTCTCATGGTCACAGTTAAATAACATAAAGCTAGACCAGTTCTTTCTGTGGTATTGTGTCTGGACAACTCCGTCCATCTTCTTACCTACGTCAGGAGTATACTTATGTTTAACACAAGAGACTGCATACTCTTTCCTGCCACCATACTGGTCAAAGATTTGTTCGATGTCAGCACGTACAAACATATCAGAGTCCATAAATAATGCAAGACCTGTGTATTGATTTAAAGCAGGTACTAAAAATCTTGTGAATGTAAAGTCAGTGCTGAACGGCTTCCTGTCAAAGTAGTCTATCTTTTGTCGAGGATTACTCTCATCTACAAAAATAGTTCTACGAAACAATCCGGCACGACGTAGCGCAGGTTCTATTAAAGGCACGATAGGAAACTTGTCGCAATACTTTCGTATTGAACATAGTAAGACTTCGTAAGCCTGATGGTCACGAGGGTCGTATCCGATATAGATTGTAGGTTTCTTGTTAAACATCGTCAGGTAAATCTATGGATTTCAAATCTTCTGGTGTTGTTGTTTGTACTACGCCTTGTATTTTCTTAATAACATCAATAGATACTTTAGCTGGCAACTCTCCCAGACCTGCCATAATAACATTAAGTTCTTCTGTAGTAAATGTTAGTGTCCAACTTTGCATTTCTTTCTCCTAAAAAAATAAAGCGGTAGCTGACCTAGAGAGAGAGGAAAGGAGGCACAGCCAGCTACCACAATAATTATACTAAATTAAAATTAGTATGTCAACCAAAATAATTTTCTATAATTTTTATTTTTTCATCTGCAGATGCAATCTTTTCAATCTCTCCTTCAATAGCCCCTATAATATCAGGGTGTTCGCCTATACCTACAGATTGTTTTAAGTACACTCCCACGTTTGCTCTAGCAACGGCAATGTCT